AGCTGATCCAATATATCCAATGCACTTAACAACAACTCTTACAGGTCAAGCTTTACAACTTCAATGTGATGCTGATGACGCTGCTAGTGGTGCAAACCTTATGTTGTATCACAGAAGGGGAGCAAGTGGTGCTGGTCAGGATAATGATGTTATATCAACCATTTTTTATAGAGGTAAAAATGATGCTGGCACTCCAGAAGAAGTTGATTTTATTGGTATAGAAGGTGTAATTACAGATGCAAGTGATGGTACAGAAGATGGAACGTTAAATCTACAAGTCATGACTGCTGGTACGTTGACAACTAAACTAGCTATTGATGCAACCGGTATAAATGTTACTGGTACGGTAACTGATGATGGTGCGGTGCATGATGGAAATGTAGATTTAAATGGAAATATTGACGTTAGTGGAACATCGACACTTAATGATGATGTAACTTTTACAGGTGCAAGTGCAAATATATTATTCGACAAATCTGATAACGCTTTAGAATTTGCTGATGACGCTAAAGCTACGTTTGGTAATTCAGCAGATTTGCAAATTTTTTATGAAAGCACAGCAGGTGAGTCTTTTATATCTCATTCAGGTTCAGGAGTTTTTAAAATTCAAGGTAACGGTACTAATAATTTATTTATTAGAGCAAAAACTGGTGAAAATTCCATAACCTGTATTCCTGATGGGGCTGTGGAGCTTATGCACAATAATATCAAGCAGATTGAGACATCTTCGACAGGCGTGACCGCACAAGGTACTATTTTTGTAACAGGAACCGCACCCCAGCTCAGATTAAATAGTGATTCAAGTGATGGCTCAAGTACAAGAGCTATGTTTGGTATGGCTACAAGTGCTAACCAATTTGTAAGTAACTCTACTGTTAATGATGTTGTTTTAAGTGTTCCACAAGATTTTCTCATCTCTCACGGTTCTGAGTATATGGCTCGTTTTAGAGATGATTTATCAGTAGAATTATATCACGATGGAACTAAAAAATTTGAGACATCCTCTTCGGGAGTGACAGTGACAGGAACAGTCACAGAAACATCTGATATAGCATATAAGTCTGATATAAAACCTATTACAAATACACTAGATAAGATACAAAAAATAACAGGTTATAAATATAAATTAGATAATGCCTCTATAGATTCAATGGGTGTTATTGCACAAGACGTAGAAAAGGTATTTCCAGAACTTGTTCATGGTGATGAGGGAAGCAAAACTCTACAATATAGTGGACTTATTGGCGTGTTAGTAGAAGCTGTAAAAGATTTATCAGCTAAAGTTAAAAAATTAGAATCTAATTAGATTTTTCTGTCATTTGCCTTGTCATCAAGCTCATAGTGACGTAAAGAGGAGAGAGGGCTACAATAAGCAGTAACACAAGTACACTTGTAAATGAAAGTGCTTTTAGTATCGCAAATTTTACCATGCTAAATAAAATCTCATCCATTTTATCTATTCTATCTTTTATTATTAGCGTCACAACTATTGCCGCTGGATATGCAGGTTATCGTTACATTACAAGTCCACAGTTTGAAGCGATGATGATGGAAAAGGTTATGAAAGGTGTTAATAAAATACTACCTAATCAGATAGATAAAAAAATGCCAAAAGTAACTGGACCAATGTTGCCTTTATGACTGAATTACAACGTACACCTAGTCGTATAAGAACACGTTTCATAGCTGTTTTAGCATTGATAACATCAGGAATTACATTTGGATCGGGATTTATAGTGTTTTTATATATGAAAAGTCCAGCTTTTGAAGTGCAGTTAAGAGGTCAAATTCTTAAAGATATGGATTGGATTATCGAAAATGAGTTTGAAAAACAAATACAAAAATTAAAACCAAAGTCTATGGCAGATGCAAACGATCCAAATAAATGGTTTTGGGATTATATCGAGAAACAACATAAAGATCATATAGAATGGGAAACAAGAGGTAAGTGGGAGTAATAAATGATATTAAATTTTTTTAACAAAATAATTAAACATTACATAGAAAAATTAGTTGATTGGATGCGTATGGTTAAGTTTGATCTAGAACTAGAAAGCCAAATAAAAAAGTATCACGATAGTTTCGATAAGAAAAAAGAACCTAAAATAAGAGAAGTTGGAAAGTTTGGTGATGATGGCTGGTCTATTTCTATTGGAGATATAGATGACCAAGATACCAAAGATTGATATAAAAGAAGTTTATATCCCAAGAATCAGGTCTTGGGAAATTCCGCGACCAGTTTTAGATATTATTTATAAACCAGTTGTTGATATACCAGCTTGTGTTGATGCTCATAGAAATAATTTAACAGGACTTATAAATGAAGATGAATTAGGCACATATCAAGCCTGTGGTACGTTTGATATTCCTAGTTTTGAACCACTTGAATATAACCCTGCAAATTTTATATATACTGCACCAGCACAGCAACAAGAACAACCACAGAATGATGTGCAACCACAACAGCCTAAGATAACAACTAAGAAGAAAGAGGAGGAGATAGAAATACCACCCTGTCCTAGTAAGAAAGACCAGAAAATCGGAGATTTTCGTAACGATAAAAAGTTGGAACGTGTTATTGGCTACGAACGTGGTAAAAATGGAATAGATTGCATTACCTTGTATGAAGACGTACCGTTCATCTCCCAATACATACCAAGTTTTAAGCAGTTTACTGGGGTTTTTAGTCTTGCTCTGGTTGGGTGTTCTGCTCCTATTATCCTCAACTTAATCAAGCCCATATTAAAAAATATTATAAAAAAGGTAAGTAATAAGAAAAAAAATGATGTAAAATAATTAAACCCTATTCGACAAGGCAATGGATAGGGCGTCTAGGTAGGCAAGTCTAACCGTGCTTGTCTACTGCTCTAATTTATGAGTGTGCGGTAATACTTGGTTTTTCTGTTCTGTAACTATTACATCCTCACATATTTTATGATAAATACTATCTGGAGAAAATGATATGCCCTTAATTACTAATTCTCCACAATTTTTTAACCTTGCAAGTTCATAGTTAAGGCGCTCTTTAGACAGTATTTGACTTTGTATTTTTTCTTGGGTTGTAGCAGCTTTTAAACACGCATCTTGGAATCTATTATCTAGTGGGAAAGTAAAAGTTAATGCTGCTCCTACATTTATTCCTAAAGAATCCTTGTTACCACTATAGTTTTCTTGATAATACAAAATATCACCAGCATTGACTAAATTTCCTTCATCGTCAGTCGTATTATCGTACACTGGCGTTAAATACGTATAATCGAAAGGGCGTTTTTGATTAAATGAAGTGGTGACAAAGGGGCTGAATGACATTTGTGGACCTTGGCATCTTATGCCATTTCCAAAATGGTTTTCTATAGTATTACCTTGCAATACTTGTGTTGCGAAATTAGACACACTGCCTGACGCTGAAGCGGATGGAGCCGCAGTATTTGAGGTATTAGCAAACGCTGGACTCCCAAGTAATAATCCTATTATTGTGAGAATATTGTAGTTGTATCTGTTACGCTTTCTGATTGGATAGTGCGAGTCACATCTGTAACTGACTCTAGACCAGCAGGTGTATAAACTTCTGTAAATTGAAAAGCGTCTCCCTGATTTGTTAGTGTCCAGTTTGGCTTTTCTCCTAAATCTAAACCTGTCCATGTATATGTAGTGCCGTTTATGGTTTCGGTAACTGTTGCATTGGGAGCTGAAATAGTTGATCCATCATGACTAACACCTGATCCTGTAACTGAATACGTGTACCCAGAATTATAGTTTGATGTTCGTATAGTCTCTGTAATATTTGTGGTAGTCTCTGTGCGTGATGTACTGGATCCCTGTGTGAAGTTAGGAACCACAGGCACAGCGTAGATAGGGCTAGATATAAATAAAACAAAGGGTATTATCCTCCACATCAGTCAATGGTCAAGTCGGTAACAAATTGTCCTGTTAATGTTATACCTGTGCCAGTTCCTCCATCTAAACCTATTGTATGGTTATCCAAAGTTATGCTTGCTGTACCTACACTAGCTGCTGCTGAAGATGTAATATCTGAAAAGTTAGGAACTTCACCTACTGTTGCTGCAGTTGTAGGTGTGGCATCTCCTTCTAAGTAACTTTGAGAGAATGAGAAGCTGTCCCCTGATGTACTTTGTGAAGCTGTGACTGTAGTTAGTGCTGGTACGCCATTAGTGACTGTGCCTAGTCCACCGATAGTTGAGTTACCATCACTATCTACTGTGGCTACACCGCTACCTGACACAGAATAACTTGAGCCTACTTTATCTGCTGAAGTGGCTGCTGATAATGCCTCTAGTTTTACAGTAGACATTATTGAATGATTCAGATCTGCGTATGCAGCAGGCATAGCTGCAAGTAAAAGAATAGAAAATAGTTTTTTCATTTTGTTGCTACTTTGTTGTTCTTACTATCTACTATAGTATCTTTTTTCTTTTTTATCTGAAAACCTAGTGAGGCAGTAGATGCACTAAAGATTGAAGCTATAAAAGTAGGATCAAAGTCTACTATTTTTTTACCACTAGGCGGTTCATAGTATGAAAGAGATAAAAGAGTTGCTGACCATAGAAGTACACAGACTTTAACAATAGTCTCAACTTTGCTTGGTTCTTGATCTTCCATAAAAGTAAAGAATCTTGTTTTATACTAGCAAATTAGCTATGTTTGGAAAGTAACACAAAAATCATGATACGCATACTCAAACCTATTCTTATGACATTCGTAAAAACGAATGCAATAAAAAAATTAATTCTTGATCTTTTAAAGGCTTTAGCAAAAACCACAGACAATACAATAGACGATCAAATAGTTGATTATGTAGCAGTGCATCTATGGCCAGACAAGAAGTGAAAAGTATTATAAATATTCTTACAAAAAAACCAAGCTTAGAGTCTGAGTTTGCTGTAGAAACTTCAATTGCTAATCTTTATAAATTTGAAGATATAAATGAATTAAGAGAGATTGCAATTCAATTAGCACGAGCTAATCATAAACAATCTCACTTTATAGCTAATGCATTAGAAATAATGTGCAATCAGCAAGACATGATACATTATCTTCAAAAAAAGAAAAAAATCAAAAAAAAAGCGCCTCTAATGAAGCGCCTTAAATACATTTTGTTTGGCAAAGATTAAACTTCTTTACTAATATCAACCCATTCAAAAAGTGTTTTGTGTAGGTTAACCATTCGATCTAAAGGGTCTCTACATTGACATTCAAAAGTTCTGTCTGTGTCAGGATCGTAGAAAATTTGACCCTCGTAAGGATCGCTAGGAAATCTAGAAGGGAAGGTCATCAACGCTAATTGTTTCTTCTGACGCTGGTTTGCTCTGTGATGAGTCTTTTGGTGGTAATGGGGCTAGTTTACCACTATTGCCCCACATGCCGCCCCAAAGCGTGAATCCAGCCTCTTCATGATACTCTTTCTTGTCTGTATAGACTCTGATTGTTGTACCTTCTTTTTCTGCTTTGTCATGCATTTTCATAAAAAACTCTGCAGCTTTTAATGCATTTTCAATAGTGAAATCAAAAATTACGTTTTTTTCTGGAGCATAATCATTGACAGGGTTGGGGTTGTCAAGGATTCTAAATTTAGCA